TTATAATAATTTTTCTAGATTATATTTTTTAACCAGGTACTGCTCCATTCTATCTAAGAAAACCATTAATTGCTCTTCAGTCACTATATTCTTAGCACCTTTACCGTCATTAACTCCATTAACACTGAACTTATCCCACGCATCTCTAGCCCAAGTTGAGACATCTTCTGTATTAAAACAATCTAGATAATATTTACCGTAGCGTTGTTGATAACGTTTCTGTAGAACCTCTGGTATCCTACTCCTATCTATTATAATTTTTCCTACATAGACACCTTCTACATATCTACCGTTTTTATAACACCCTAGTATGTTAACTATTTTGTCAAAATCTTCTTTTTCTACGGTTTGACACCCAGTACTCCAAGCCCATCTATCACTATCATTAACACTTCTATTATGTAGGTTAATACCACTAGAAATACTTTTATATTCTATATAATCTTTACTGTTTCGGATAACAGGTACACTTTCCCCTCCCCTCTCTAGTTCAAAAGCTTTTATTCGTTTACTTCCATGTAACTTAGTAAAAAGTGAATATATTCCTACACAGACAGTAGGAGTTTTAGACCCACTATTAAACCTACCCAATGGGTCCATAGGAATGTCTGGAAGAGTACTAGCATTTTTAGTAAGGAATATTAATTCTCCATTCTTAAATATTCCAAGCGCTGCACCCATTCTTCCTAGTGGATGTAATTTTGTTGCCAGACCATTTGGTTTCCCTCTATAATCCCCAAGTCCTTCTGCTAAGATTGTCACAAACTTTTCCTGTCTTAGTTTTGGGAATTTTACTAAGTATGAATTATATAATTCTATAATTTGTTTCATCAAAACACCCTTTCTAATTAATAGCCATAAAAATAGCCAGTAACGTATTAACTAACGCTACCAGCCATGCTATATACTCTCTATAATTCTTCTTATTATCATTATTATTCTCTAACTTTTGTACTCTATCATCTATAGTGTCTATTTTTTCTCTTAATCCGTTGTAGTCTCTAATAAGTGTCTTAGTTTCTGTCATTTCCTTGGTTACACCATGTATCTCATCTTTTAATTCTTGTACTGCTTCATAAAATTCCTTTTGACTTACTGTATCACTCATTACAAATCAACCAGACTTTCTATTTATTTTCTATTTCGCTTGCCAATTTTTCTGCTACAGGTGTTTGATATTCTTCTGGCAAACTTTCTAATGTTCTTCTTTCAGCCTTAACTAGATATGCATAAACTTTAATCATGTAAATATAAGTCATTCTGTTGTACCTCCTTCCAATACCTTAAGCCTTTCATTCAATGCTGCAATAGCTTCGTAGGCATCAGCCAATTCCATATTTATAACAACTTTTTGTGGCTCATTTGAAGGTTTTGGAATAGCTACAACTACATAATTTCTAATAACCCTATCTTCTTCTATTTCATAACCTGCAAAATTTAATATTTCTTTCACTGGGTCATAATCTGGTTTTTGTTCTTCTACTGGTAACCAACCTTCATCTCTTAGAACTTCTTCGTCTAGCATATTATACCCACTTACTGTACAACCACTTTTTAATTTCCCAGTTTTGGGAAGTCTTGTTTGTACTATTTTTCCATCTAGCACTTGCACATAATCCATTTACTATCACTCTCCTTTATCCATAAAAATCAACGGAAGGTTCTTGGTTAAAATAAATACCTTCTTTTGTTGGAGGGGTAAAATTTTCTGTCCAACGTACTACGCCTTTTGTAAATCTAAATTCGTCGATATAACCTGTGAATTGATTGACCAAACCTTTCTGACACCCTATATATAAATCTGTGCAATTGTATGCAGCATTAGTATTTGCATAACTTTTTTTAATACCATCTATATAAAAAGATACTAACCCTAAACCTGTTCCAACTGCTGCTATATGATGCCAATTACCATTACTTATTACCCCTGACATACTATAAGTAGCTGAACCCCCCCATATACTAAAAGAAATATGTCCATCTTGAGAAGTATCAAATCTAAAACAGTATTTTGATTCAGTAACTAATTCAGCAATGCATGAATCTTGTTGTGAGTCTATTTTTATCCAAAAATCAATTGTAAAGCTCTTACCGACTAAATAATAATCTATTGACTCTGTATATATACAGCTTAAGCCATTAAAATAAGAACTACTCCCAAATTTACTTTGAGCAGTACTTATTTGAGCATTCCCATTTACAGTCCATGTTTTTCCACTCTCATCAATAAATAGCTGACTTCCCTGTGTACCATTAAAGTGTAATAAAGATTTATCACCAAAATCTGCATTATCTACAAAGATAAAAGCAGGATTTAACTGACATTCTAGAATGGTGCTAGGATTTAACTGGGAATAAGGTTTTTCTATAACATTTATTATCCTTTCTTCTTTCTCTAAGTAATAAATATTATATTGATTGTTAGCATCAGCTCCTTGCCAAACAATGAATATTTTGCCATCATTATTCCAACACACAGAAGGATTCATTTTGAAATAACTATTACCACTCGTTATCTTTTCACCATCAATTCCAAAATCAAACCAAATCTGTCCTCCATCTGATGAAGCTTTACATCTAATGTTATATACATTATTATCTATATTATCTTTTCCATGCCAAGCAACTATAACTAATCCATTAATATAACTAGAATTAATTTTTGTTGATACATTAGATGGCATAAAGGTTATTGATGGGTAAGCTTGAGCTAAGTTTATTGCTTTTAAAGGCACTATTACAGTAGATCCCCAACCAGTTCCATCATAAGTGTACTCGTTGATACCAAAACGAGAACCTTCTATATAACAAGCAGCTATTATAGGGCGTTGAAAGCTATTATATATAACCGAAGGCTGATTAAAACTATAAGTAGAATCGTTAAAAAATGAAACTAGGCGTGCCCCACCAAAAGTAACGTTTCCCGAAATATTATCAATTGTGCCTCTACAAGCTTGAATATTATAAGAATTAGCGTAAAATGAACTTTTACAAGTCCAAACTGCACATATCTTTGTTCTATCTTGAGACACTGCTAAAGAACAAGTACTGACGGCAGTTAATATAGATGAAATAATTTGCATAGAATTATATACATTTTGATCTATTTGTGTATCTCCATTTATATGTATAAAAGCATATGCATTTTGATTTGAAACAGCGTACAATATATGAATATGTATTCCATCAGTAGATATACACCAATATGGTGCACGATTACTATTAGTTCCCTCAATATAACATAACCTTGACCACGTTTTTCCTTTATCATCAGACTTATATAATTCTAGTCTATCAATATTATTTCTAGTAATACATACATATCTTCCACTATCTAATTTTACAAGTTGCCTTCCACCATTTTTACTTACATTAAAACTACCTGTCATTATTTCAACGTGTTTTATTTCAGAAACTTTTTCTCCACCAAGCATCATCTTATTTAACATCTAGATCACCTCCTACGCTGAATGAGTGTTTATCAATTGTCCAACAAAAGTAGTTCCTCCATCTATTGTATAGAAAGTTAATGTATAAACCTTATTAACTTCTGTCAAGTCAGGAATTTCATCATTGTCCCATTTAATAGTATTACCAAAAGTCACACTGTATGCTGTGGAACCTTGTTTAACACGAACTAGACAAGACTGGAACTTCCCACTGTCTGCAACATTTCTAAAATTTAATGTTGTTGGTCCTGCTAAACTATATAGAAATATATTTTGTATAGATAAATCCAAATATACTGAACCTGTAGTAGAGGAATTTGCTACTATTTTCTCTGAATAAGATTCAATAGTATCCCCCCTTTTCCCCATTTTGTCAGCCACTGACTCACTAACTTTGTCATTCAAAGTTTTTACAGCCTTTGAACTTGCAACAGTACTTGAACTTGCTAAGATTATACTATCACTAATTTCTCTATTAACCTGTGCAGTTTCTTCTATTCCAGCTAACTTATTCTTTTCCTCAGAACTATAATTCTCTGTACTAAGACCTTTTCCACTGACCTTGACAACTCTATTATTAACCTTATCATTAACCTGTTTCACAGCCTTGGAACTAGCAGCAGTCTCACTACTATCAGTTGAAATACTATCACTGATTGCTCTATTAACTTGTGCTCTTTCTTCAACCATCGCTAATTTGTTTTTATCCTCTGTAGTGTAATCATTAGTTGATAAAGTCTTGCCTTCTACTTTGTCAACCTTACTTTCCAATTGCTCCATTGTTGCATAAACCAATGAAGAATTAATTGTGGCTGTAACATTAGATGCATTACCTATTAAGGCTACTATGCTGACATATTTCTCTAACAGTTCACTACCACCATCTGCTGGTATATATTCAGCTAAATCTCCAGCATTTCCATAACAATATAGTATCTCACCATTATCTGGATCATTAGCAAAAAGACCTAGCTCTCTCCAATAAAAACCATAGGATAGCCCCTTGTTAATAAATACACCACCAATTCTTGCTTGACCATTCGTATATGTTTTAAGATTAGTAATATCAACATCTAAAACACTATCTATAAGGTCCGTTAGTTCAGATACTGGTTGCTCATCAATAATGCCTTTCCCAATACCAATTTTAGTGAATTCAAGAGTAGTTCCTAACTCTGCCTTAGTACGTAAAAGCCTACCTTTATTTGTAAATACAACATTACCAAAACTCATTTAATCACGCCCCTTGCCTTATTGTTGTAAACGTACCTGTATGCACAGCAAAGCCATAATTAATATCCATGAAAGCATCAACTACTATAATAACCTCATCCATTCTAGTACTCTTTCTTTTAACATTATTAACAGCTTTTCTGAACTGCTCTACTGATACACCTGTTACACTAGGGTTAGATGTCTTAATACGAAAATGATAAGGTTTACCATCATACTGAAACCATTCTTCAACTTCACCATCACCAAAAACAGTGGTAATTAACTCTTCTATTGTAGATGGTGTCCCTTTAGTTCTATGCCAAAAAAGAGAGTTCTTTACAATCTCTCTTTTTGTATCAATGGGTAATTCCACGTCGTAAAAATCTGTATGCATCTCCCAAGCAAGCAGATCAAGAATATCTTCATCTGCTTCATCAATACCTACATATATCAAACATTTGCTTATATACTTTGCTAAAGTTTTGAATTCCTTATCCGTGGCTTTGCTTGCAGCTAGTATGTCGGGGTCTAATCGTAAGTTAGGAGGTAATAATTCAATAAGTTCTACATTATATATATCCTTACTCATTTTCAATCCCTCCATAATTAATAGTTATATTCTCATCTACTGCAATTTCAGTATCCTTTAATTTCGTGAAAACTGGTTCTGATATTTCCACTCTTTTAGCACCTGCTTGTAACATTCTAAGTGTCAATTCTGAAGGGTTTATATCTCTTCCAATCTTAGATTTCTGCCATATTTTATAGTCGGCTATAGCCTTACTAATTTCATGTTGTATAGAACTAATATAATTCTCATCTGCTTCTCGTATGAAGTATTTAATATCAAGATTATATTTTACTTGTGTAGGTCCTTGAACAGTCACTTTATCTGTTAACGGTCTTCGTTTCTTACTAGATAAGAAGTTATTAACACCACTGATTATAGAATCTGTAGGTAATTCACCATTTTGTAATATAAATCTAATATCTATTTCACCATCATTAGGTGATGTAACCTTAACATCTTTAATTGATGCAGAATACATTTTAGTGAAGAACTCATATGCTCCTTCTGGTCCTGCAACAGAAAAGCTTTCTGGTGCTAAAAATATTCTCTCTCTAAGACTTTCATCATCTTCTATATCTGTTCCACCTTTGCTTTCTTCAATATTTTCAATTCTATCTATGTAAGCAATAGGTTCAACCAATATATTGATTTGACCCGGCATATAGTCATTACCAATTTCTCCTGGTTGCAGACATATAGCTTCAACATCTACAGAAGATTGACCACTTGGTATCTCTGCTGAATGGCTAGTAGCAAAGAATACCTCACTATCTGGGCTTACCCTTGTCCCTTTTGGGATCGGTATACTATTTTGTTGTAGACTTGATAGATGAAACCTAATTATTGTAGTAGCTGATGAAGACTCTAATCTTGCAACACCAATTCTAGCTCCAATATTATCTAAGAAATTACCAGTTGAATACTTAAGCAAATTCATCTTAGCTGTATGATCTATAAGCTGATAAGCTGCATATATTCTAAGTGCTTGTGAATATATCCATATCCTAATGGGATCACCTTGTTTTAATACTTTTTCTTTTCCAGTCTGTTCAAAATAAGCTAATTCATAATCCCTTATCATGTCAGCTAATAATGTCTCTATATCTTTATGAACAAAGTCAATATCAGGTAAATTATTTAAACTAATTGCCAATGCTTATCACCACCTTTGGAATTAAGAAACCTTCTATAGCATCATTTTCAAACATGATGCTATCAACATTAATATTTTCAAAGTATTTCTTGATTTTTTCTATGTATTCTACTCTTAATAATGCTTTAGCTATAGTTAAAGGTTTATCTAAAATTGTTGTATCAATGCCATATTGCCTATCAAACGGAACTGTACCAGCTGGTGTTGATAGTAATACCTTAATCTGCTCTATAGTCTCATCATAGCCACTTACATAGGTAGTTAATTGTAATTCAACATTACTCATACTTATCATAATCTTCACCCTAACCAAATATATTTACTATAAACATAAGCATCACTGCCTTTGTACTGAATCTTATACCAACTACCACTACTAAGAATCTTTACTTTATCATCCTTAGCCAGCATACCTATTATTTTATATTTAGTGCCTGGTCCATTTCTTACATTCAAGAAAGTAGCTGTCACATATCCTTCTTTGATATTGGTAGCTTTCTTAAGTTTAATCTCTCTAGCTGTTTTTACTATTGATAATTTTGAATGTGATATGTACTCTTCTAGTGATACATCAATTTTTCCACTAAGTAATTTACCATCATTAAATATAGTGTTCCAAGCCTCACTTACTGTCTTAACTACCCATTTATCAGTCCCTAATGCCTTATCTCCAATTACAAGTGTATGTGCTTCACCTTTATTAGCTAATTCACACCATCTGTCCATTTCTTTTCTTGGACTCATTCCATACATACCATTTATATTTACAGTAAAAGATATGTTATCAAGCCCTGGTCCTATAAACTCTGATTGTGGTTTCTTCCCAATAACTTCATGAGCTGCAAATCGCCCTCCTGTCTCTCTGGTAAAACCTGAAAAGTTATAGATTTTTTTATCTGATGTCTCAAATACTATATTTCCAAATGAACCTATCAATTTATCACCTACTCAATATTACTTCCTGTAACGTTTCCTGATGCTGTAACATTTCCTGATGCTGTCATGTCTCCTCTTACAGTAAGATTTCCATTAATTGTTACATGTCCTTGAACATTTATATTTTCTGCCCTAATCGTCAATGTCTTGGTCTTGCTATTATATTGAATATCTCCTTCATCCATTAAAGACTTATACCATATGGAATTACCTTTTTTAGTGGGTAAATTAGTTTGATTATAGTACTTTCCTAGACAAATACCTCTTTGATAATCCCTATCCAAAAAAACACATGCAACTAGATCACCCACTTCTGGTATATCATAGCTATGTGATAACAGTGGAAGTGAGTCAGTAACAATACTTTCATGTTCTTCGAAAACCACTACCACACTACCTTTTTCATAGTTTATGGATGATACTTTTCCAATTCTTAATAATGACATTAATATCCCTCCAATACATGATGAGCTTCAAGTGATAGCTTATAATCTGGTAAGTTATGAGATATCTTATCTATAAAATACTTACCATCTAATATGCCGAATCCTACTATTTTGATAATTGAAGCGGACGTCATCTGAGTATTTCCCATCATGTTTAGACTAATGACTGATTGTGCCTTATTAGTATTTCTTAGAGTTGCTTTTGTCAGGTATTCAGCTTCTTCAATTGAATTTACTGCTTCACTTATTTTAAGTATCTTACTGCCACCTGTGGGATTATATGTATATTGAAGCTTTTTACCTGTCAATTGGTCTGTGTATTCTATCATGCAGCCATCATATGCAGTATTTGATAAGCTCCTGCTCCCACTCCAGCTTAATACATCCTCTTCCTTGATAATATGGCACTCTTGTTTCGTTTCATATTCGTTCTCTCTATAAATGACAATCTTTCCATTATAGATTTTTAAGGCATATCCGTATTTATTACATATCTCTGTAATAAACTCCAAATCAGATAAATCACTTTGCTTAAGGGATTCAAGCCTAATATTAGTGGATGTATCAAATACTAAATGTAATCCATTTTGTTTGGCTATTACCGTGGCTAACTCCTTTAATGTTATGCCCTGCCATGCCTTACTTCTTTTTACCTCTCTAAAAGATGTACTTAGTTTTAATGCCAAGGCTCCAATATTACAGGTAAGTGGTCTACCAGCATAATCAATCTGATCAATAAAAAAACTACCACATGAAAGCTTTTTGTTTTCATTATCCTGTGTCCAATTTTTTGTATTGATATCTGCCACAATATAAGCTCCTTGCTCTGGTGTCCATTCTTCTAGCCACTTCTTAGATTTATTATGTAGTGCAATAGAAATATTATCTGCATACCCACTTGCATAATCCTCATAGGTGAAGCTTAATAAACTGTCCTTAATATCCTCTGTAATGGATACATTATTATATATAATGTCAACATATGACCTTCTAGTTAGCATTTTATCGCCTCCATGGTGGTAGATTACTAATCTCTTCAGTAGTAACTATTACTGGTATATTAAGATTTATTCCACCATCAAATATTACAATGCTCAAATATTCTTTATTCGCTTCCATCAAGTCTCTTGTATACTTTATGTCATTAAATAATTCAAAGGCGATACTATCAAAAGTATCGCCTGACTTTGTTATGTATTTCATTGGATCACCTTCTAAAATGCTAATCTACTATTTTTCTTAATATACTTATCCATGAACCTCTCGAACTTTTCAAATGATAGTTCAGTAGCTCTTAATACATCTTCCTCTGTAGCATTACCCTGTATAACTATTGATGGGTTATATATTATCTGTGGCATACTTTTAGTTGTACTAGCTGAATTGTTAAAGTTATTTAAAATACTCTCTGTTCTTCGATTTGGAATGACCTGTGAATGTTTTGGCAAGTTTACAAGTTCTCTTCCTTGTTCTCCAACCATTGCTAATCCACCTGGAAAATTTGGTGACCCTTTTGCTAGATACGGTATATTACCAATACTGAAACCAATGGTTTTACCTCCACCTAACCAATCAGGAATCCAATCAGGGATATCTAATGATATTGAATTAATATGATCTATCATGCCATTTATTAATCCTATAACCACATTTATAGGTCCTTTGAATATATTACCTAATGTATCAAATACCGATTTAAAGACACCCTTTACACCTTCCCAAGCTCTTTCCCAATCTCCAGTAAATACTCCTGCCACAAAATCAACGATACCTTGTATTACTCCCATTAAACCATCAATGATATTACTTATATTACCTATAACACCTACTACTAATTTTTCAATATATGGCCAGGCAAATTCAAAGGCACTTACTAAGAAATCAATTACAGGTTTTATTTTAGTCCATAAAGCTTGAACAATCTCAATTACTGTATTAATTATTTTTTCTATTTTAGGTATTAGCTTTTGAAACCCAGCCGTCAACTTAGGCAATACAGTTGTAGCAATAAAATTAATAACTTTTGTTATTATAGGTGATAGCTTGGTAACAAAATATTGGACTATATTAAGTAATATTGGCATGATTTTTTTATATGCCCTTTGTACAACTTTAGTTATGTTACCAAAGACCTGTATCGCTACGATTACAAACTTTTTAAGTGCTGTATGAATTGCTTCTATTGTTGGCATAAGAGTCTTGATAATGTTTTGTACTTTAGGTATAGCAGTTTTAATAATTGCTATCTTCTCAACAAATACATCTTTTAAAATACCTTTGAAACTCTTGAAAACTTGTACAACATTACTGATAACAGGAGATAGATATCTTGATATCATACTTGCATTTTCTTTTATAAGAGTCTTAGCCATATTCATGTATGGCTGTAATGTCTTAAATATCTTAGAGATAATGCCAAAGGTGAACTTTGCTCCTTTGGCTAGGTTATTTGTTAAGAAATCCGTTACCTTTTCAATGGTAGGTAATGCTTTCAAAAATAGACCAGCAAATTTAGCTTGCAATGGTATAATCTTCATTCCTAGCTTTTCTTGATAGTCACCTAATGCGTTTTTCGCTTGCTGAATCTTACCACTATCTGTCTGTGCCAGTGACTTATTCATGTCTCCCACATTATCTTGGATGACTTTTGCCAACATAGCAGCCTTTTGTTGTTCACTACCATATTTAAGTACTTTTTCCTGTGCCTTAGAAAAGCTGATTCCTACCCTTGATAATGCTCCTAATTGACCGTTCATGACTTTTCCAAGCATATTACCTATATTAACAGCGTCACCTGATGAAGCACTAAGCCCTTTTTGCTGTGCTAATAGGTTATTCATTGCTGGGATAAGTGTCTCAACGCTCTTGGTCTGTTTGACGAACGTTCCAAGTTGCTGTGCTCCTGCAATTTGAACCTCGTCACCTATTACACCCAATTGCTGTTGAGCTGATGTCAGTTTGAGTACTGATTTAATTTGGTCATCTGTAGCATTGGTACGTTGTTTCAAGACCGTTTCCAGTTTTTTCTCATTGAGTAACTGCTCTCGTGCTGCATCTGCCAGTTTATCTGTCACATTCTTTAGAGCCTTAAGGGAAAGAATTGCCATAGCTACGCCACCAGCTATTTTGACAGCCTTTCCAATTTTCTTAACAGCATTTGCAGCCTTCTTTGCATTACTCTGTGTCCGTTGTAGTCTCTTATTCAACTTACCAATATCTTTAGGAGCTTTTCCCATAGTTTTTGAATAGCTTTTCATGACTTTACCACCTAATTGAAAAGCTATCTGATAAACTTTCTTATTCACTATTTTGTAGCCCCCTTAAATCCTCACATATCTCCAATAATTCAATTATTGGTAGATTAAGTAATTGAATTAAGCTTGTTTTTAGGGCAAACGATGTATAGACAGCAATCTTTCTAAGAGGTTTACCGTCATTAATTCGGATGCCTATTGATAGAAAAAACCCATTACCATCTGTTTAATCTTATTCCCTTCATTTGCTGGCAGCTGATGGAAGAAATTAATAGGTAAATTAGTGACCCTTGATGCTATAATACAGCCTAATGCTGTTGTTGTTTCACTTAGCAAGTTTATGTAATTGTTATCAGCCATAAATTCTTTTTCACAGTCTATTAACTGGTAAGTAGATAGATTCTCCATTTCAGATAAATCCAACTGGTCATATTGTTTACCCTCGAACTTATATGGCTTGGTAAATACAATGACATATTCTCCTGATTCCTGTTTCTTCTCCTGCTCTATCCCTTTTACTTCTACTTCACCCTGATTCTTGTTTTCTTCGCTCATGCTTACCCTCCTTTTTAAATTTGTGATCTAATATCAGCCATATAGTCAATACCATTTATCTTATAGATAAAGTTGATTTTATCTATCTCTAGCAACTCTTTTACATTTCCTTTATCAATCTCTTCAATCTTTATATAAAGGATTTCAAGGGTATTGGTTGTTTCTGTCATTTTACCAACACCTAAAGTACCTAAAGCCAAGTTCTTAGGCATGGTTTTAAGAGTAATCTTCAATCCTCTATGATTCATCATACCCGATGCTACATCATAGCTTTGTTGTGACGCTCTTAGATATATTGTCTGTCCTCTTGGCTCAAACAAACTAAATGATCTATCAGTAACTGTTCTAAAAGCTATGTCAATAGACATACTAGAAAAATGACCTGGTGTTGGACTTTCATATTCTCCTGCTATTCCTGCTCCACCTATTGTCTCTGTCATGCTCTCAAAACTAGGCATAGTCACTTCTCCTGATACACCCACCAACTTCTCATTTTCATTATAGACATTAAAATTAACAACTTTTTCTGGTATACCATTCATCATATACCACCTCCTTACTTCAACGCATTTTCTAATGCTGTAGCATCAAATTCCAAAGTATTAATAATTGCCTCTGCTGGTGGGAATGGAGTCAAATATTGTTTAACCCTTGTAATACCATTCAGCAGATCAGTACTTGGATTATCTGATGCATTAAATTCTAGTCTTGCATCTGCTATTTGATATCGTGCCTTGAAACCATTAGCTCTTATATTTTCAGAATCAATAAGAGTTTCTATCAGTCTTTTATTCATAGGATCGTCTACCTTTTGGAGATAACTTAAAATGAAGCTATTACCCCACCAGTTAAACATTCTTCTAACAGGAATAAATCTTTCCTTAACATCGGTTACACCTGGATAACAACCTGTATTATTTCCCCATGATCTCCAACCATTTATATTAATAGCTGTATTTATACCTTGACCATTCAAGTAATTACCCTGTATTTGGTCTAGAAATACCTCTGTGCCATCATTAAGAATTGTTCCTGTAATCCTCATACTCTTATTAGATGGAGTTACATAAGGTACACCGTCATTCTGATAATCTGTATAAGCTATTAAAGCTCCATAAACAGCACTCATGTAATACTTTTTATCTCCTACCTTAGCCATTGGCCATAGAACTATGTCATTCTTATCTATATAGCTATTGGTATTTTTCCATTCAGCTACCTTGGAGTAAGTCTTTACTGCATCTGTATCCACATCTTTTACACAAATACACTTGAATGGACTTTTCTCACTTTCAGCTTTAGCAGTCATAGCCAAACCAACACTAGGTTTATGACTCCATCCAGGAATAACAATCTGACCAACAACTACTCCAAATCTAGGATAGACCTGATTAATGTTTTCAAGTCCTGAATATACTCCAGTAGCCACATCATAGCCACCGATTATATCATTTTCTGTAACTGCAGTTGGATCAAGCTGTTCATATCCAATCAATAACTTAGTTTGTGAGTCAGAGTCAATATTTTTTCCTGCTACAACATCTAATTGAACATATCCCTCTTTGGTAAAAGAGAGAACATAGTCTTCATCACGTATGTAAGTCTTGCTATCATCCTCATCTTTAACCAAGAAATTACTGTTTAGAAGAATTCCTTCTTCCTCAATTATTACTTTCTTGTTAATCACTTCTTTTTTATCTGGAACGATAATTTGTTTATGCTTTTTTGGATCAAGTACATTAACTACAATGATAGGTGCAACATTAAACAGTCTAAAGGATGCATCAATAGATTGACATAATGTAAATTTTTTAAAATCATTGGAATACCCAACTAGAGACTGTGCATCCTTAAAAGTATTAAGTATGATAGGCTTATTCACAGCTTCATCTGGGTTTTTTAATAAATTAACTGATGCTGTCCCAACTATAAACTGTATTGCACTATCAGATACTATAGGTGTAGTTACAGGTGTTGGGGTTTCTTGCACATAAATACCATGTTTATATGACATCTAATCACTCCTTTCATGTATATATGTCCTCTGGTATAAAAGATGGCATATTCCAATCTGTTTCTATCCCTAAGAAATAATAAGGATAGTAACTATCTTCGGGCATATGCCATCTAATGGGATGATCTAATTCACAACCATCAATATATGGTTCTTGTTTCAGAAATTGATATATCTTTTCTTTGATGTTCATAGCATCTCTGTAACCTTGATAGTTCTTCTCTTTATCATAGGTAGCAATGACAAATAAAAATTTAGCCTTTTTAGGTCCTTCTTTAAAATCTTCACCACCATCAATAAATTTAACTAGTACATATGGGACTGGTCCACTACCAGTTTTACCGTTTTCACGCTTATTAGTTCTAGCTGGAGGATGTTGAGGGTAAATATTTATAGGAACTATCTCATCATTCTCATTTTTGAGTCTAGACTCACTTAGTAATTGTTTAATTTTCTTCACTAAAGCATCTTGTAGTGTTAGTTCTATCATTATTTACCCTCCAATACTCTATTGATTTCATGGTCTAACCGTTTATATAACATATCTGTTGCTTCTTTATAGGCGTGTTTTCTATTGTCTTTGTTATCTAAGATAGATGGTACTGCTGGTCCTGATAACCTATTTATTGGCATTCTCTCTTTTCCTTCTCTTTGAAAAGCAATATCCTGCCCCTTATAGGTTGCCATAAAGGCTTTAGGTATAACTTTTAATCCATCTTTCTTAACTGCTGCTTTAAAAAATTTAGGTGGTTTGACTGGATTAGGTGTCTTAGGACTAACTTTATATTTAGTTAATGGCTCCATACCACCTTTACTTTTTACAACTGCTCCTAGATTTGATTTTGTAGCCTTCTTAATAGTTATAGTAGAGTTGATGTCCTTTGATTTAATTGTATATTCTTTTCTTGTTACCTTGTTGATCTCTGTCTTGAATTTACCCGATGCACGATTGTAAGAACGTGCTAATATAGAGGGTAATTTCTTATCACAATCACCAAGCCTTTTCTTAAGTTCTTGAATTTCTCTCTTATTAAGATTAACCATTACAGTCTCACTTGCTGTGCTAGTATTTTGTACATACCATCTTCATTACCAACATCCTTAACTAAGTATGTACCATTATCAAAGTCAATATGTTCGTCAATCATAGGTTCGTCAATGTCGGTTTTTTTCACATAAAAAAGAAGGTCTGCTTGAAAAGTATCTCCATACTTGATTTTACTTTCCATTAGTCCTTCATCATCAACAATAACTTCTAACTCTTCACCATTAATATTATGAGTTGTTGCCATTTCATCAACATTAAAAAAAATATCTAAATCCTTCTGAAGATATTTTTTAAAATTATTCATTATAACACCTCTATTCAACCTGAGAAAATTCTTTTATCCTGGCTTCAATAAACTGTAATAAACCTTTGCGATTTTTACCTTCTTTTTCTTCTATAATAGCATCTTCTAGTATCTTGATATCGTCAATGTTATCAGCCCATTGCTTTCCTTCATCTACGGTTAAGTTCATTAAGAATGCATCTTCAATGTTTCCTTGATTATCTTGGTTATTATCTGCTTCTCCTGTTAGATCTACTTCTCCTATTTTATCTACATATCCTAATTTTACTAATCTAATTACCTCTTCATTAGGCACATCACATATAATATCTCCATTACCATATACTTTACCTTTGTGATTAACTTTATAATTTTTTACTACACAATTCATGATTTATCCCTCCTATTTGACTTGTGCAACATACCAATCGTCAACATCTTCTGGTTTAGGTAGAGGTCTAGCACTAAGTCTAAGCATTTTAACTTCATTTTGTTTATCAGCCCAATATTTTGGTATTCTTATTCCTTCATAAGTAATGAAGTCTTCGTTTTCTTCCATTTGTGTAACTGCACCGTATAATCTAGTTCCCATTCCTGAACGTCCCATAACAACATGACCATCAGGCATCATAGGTTGTTCTGTACCATCATCATCTATGAACCATTCATCATAGGAATAGAGTTCTAAACCAAGACCAGGTAATTTTCCGATATATGTAACAGCATCAGTTTTTACAGTTGGTTCAATAGCACCAATGTTATATCGTTGGTTGTCAAAGATTTTTTGTATTTCATTATCTTTAATAAGTAAATCTACTACATCTGATGATAAAATAGCAATATTAGGTGCTTTACCAGACTTTTTAATGATCTCTAAACGCCATCTTTTTAGATCTTCATATATCTTCGCTGCTGATTGCCCCCATCTTACATCACCACTTAATACTTCTTTGTTAGAGAATTTAAAATCTACTTCTTGTTCAATTACATTATTTGTTTTATCATCAATTACCCCTTTCATGATGATCTTACCATTAAGTAAAAGTTCTCTACACATCCATTCTTCACGTCTTGTTATGTATTCATCAAGTTCAGCGATATCCATTCCTAGTAATTGAGCAGCTCTTTGCTCTGGAGTCTTTAAACTATAAATGCTTTCACCCATTGTTCTAGCCCTAATATTATCAATGGTTATTGATCTCTGTGGTGCTATTTTTGGTATAGTATAATTTTTTGTTACGAAGCCTTGTCTATCCATTGTAACTCCACCGATTCTAGGTGCTACAAATGGAGCCATCTTTCTTTTACCTTTCTTAAAATCAACATCAATATTTTCAGTTAAAAATGTTGCTACATTGGGGAAAAACGTATCCCTAAAAAAAGTTCTAACTGGCATCATTTTGTTTATTGCTGCCATCATTGTTCTTGTACTATATAAATTGATTGTGTTTCCCATAATTTATGTACCTCCTCATTAATAATTAATAGCATCTGCTACAAAAATGCCATATTTTCTAAGCTCATCCTCATGCTCTGATACTTCGTCACTTTCATCTAAAGTTAATGCAAATCTGTTGAACTTCCCTGATTCATAACATTGCACAACAACATCTTCATCACCTATAGTAGTATCATCTGCTAATATGTATTTGGCAGTTTGAGAACCATCAGAAGAAGTTTTAGTTGTTAGCTTTCCTAATCCTGATGCTGTTATAATTCCTATAACACTTCCTCTTTTTAATTCTCCTTGATTAGCAGCTAAAGTCACACCTTTTAATTGAATAGGGATATTACTATCTACTATAAGATTATCCTGTTTTGATACTCCAATATCATTAACTAAATTTGACATTATTATTTTCTCCTTTCATTTATGCTTGCAACAATATCATCAGCTACTTGGTCAACTATTTCTTGACTTGATTTTTTATCAACTGGTGAACCTTTTACATCATCTACTTTTGAATCTTTAATATCTTCTTTTATGTCATCAAGATATTTTTTATTTTTTGTGTCATCAAATTGTAAAGATTGAAATGCTAATTCTCTAGCGTCAATAGGTTCTTCAAATTTAGCTTTGTTAACTAATTTTTTATCCATATTAATTGATATTTTTTCAATATCTTTAATTCTGTCCCTTTCTGCCTTTTTCCCTTCCTCTTTTGCAGTGTTTTTCACTTCATTAACTAAGTTAGGATATACTTTTTCTAAGTCAGCAACATTTTTAATATCCATGTTATCATCTACCTCCTTTGTATTTTTTGATTTATCAGGGAATTGTAAATTAACAATTCTCTTATTTAAACTAGACTTATTAAAAGATGGTCTAGTTTTAAACCTTGACATATCATGTGATATACTATTTACTACAACAAAATTACCATCAATAGCTGTATCTAATTCTTCAAACATTATTTCATCAGCAAAACCATAATTTTTAGACTCATTTGCTGTTAACCATTTATCTTCATTCATTAATTCACTTAATTCTTCTCTATTCAAACTTGTTTTAGTTACATAAGCACTTATAATTGATTCTTTTATCTGTTTCAAATCCTGTGACATTTTATCTAATTCATCGGAATTAAAATACCCACACATACTAAACATTGGATTGTGAACCATCATCATAGCATTAGATGGCATTTTAATTACATCACCAGCCATTGCTACTATTGTAGCAGCTGATGCTGCTAGACCATCTATTATTATAGTAATCTTAGCCTTATTAGTCTTAAGATTAGTATAGATTGCATGAGCTGCAAATATATCTCCACCAACACTGTTAATCCTTACTGTAATGTTATTTTTGTCACCTAGATTTTTTAAATCTTCTATAAATTGTTTATGAGTAACTGTCTCATTCTCAAAATCCCACCAAGGTCTTTCAGATGCTATCTCACCATATAACATCAACTCTGCTTCATCCTTAGAAATATTTTTAAATTCCCAAAACTTATTCTTGTCCAATGTTATTATCTCCTTCCTGATTATTATCTTGATTTAATAGTTCTTTTTCTCTTTTTATCTGAGCAATATTATCATCAAAGTTACCTCCAGTAAGTTCAGTAGTCTCCTTCTCCCTTGTTGAAAAGCCATTATTTACTCTTAATATAGATGCATTAACTTCTCTAACCGGGTCAAGTTGTCCTTGTGCTGGTCCTATCCATTCAGCCCCACACCATGCCTTCTTAATTGCAGGATCATTAAAAAAACCAGGTGCATTAATTCTTCCTCTTGCAACTGCTTCAGATAACCAAACTACATAAATAGGTTGATTAAAGTCATTTGAAAACCATGAACGACGCATCCTAAAACTCTTCCATGCTTCAAGCAAAGCAGCTCTTGATGCAGAATAAGATTTCATAAATGATTTTGTTAAAAGATCATAAGGTATTTCTAAAGCAGCACCAATATATTTAGACATAGCATTTACAAAAGGTTCAAATCCACTTGATGGTCTTTTAGGATCAGCGATAACAACATCTTCATTAGGACCTAATAAATTAATTGTTCCTGCTCCTAGTTCATATGAATTCTCGTCTGTTTCTATTTGCTCTTCATCAGGTACTGATCCTGAAAATGGTATCTCATTATTACCATTCGTTTGTTTAATGAAGGCAGTAAAAAAAGCAGTAATAACTGCTGCTGTTAATTCTGCTTCTGTATATCTTGTTATCTGTTTTAAAGTTTCAATGACTGGTGCTAGATATGGAACTCCTCTATACTGTTCACATCTTTCAGATTCCATTATTTGCAATACATTTGGATTACCAGTCTTTTTACCGTATGCTTCTACTCTTACCCACTCTCTCTTTTCATTATTAAAAGTTTGAGGATATTGATTACATATATGATATGCAATTACTGCTCCATTTTTATCTATTTCTACACCACTTATAATCTTATTACCTTTTTTTGATTTACCTTCAACTTTATTAAATGAAATGTTATTATTTGAAGGAGTAGATATTCTATCAGCTTCTATTAAATGAATTGTTAATCCGTATGGTCTGTAGTGTTTAGTTTCCAAATTTCTTAATACTGTAAATACATCACCATTGGTCAACCAACTCATTAAAGCCAACTGTTGAAGTTCGTAAAAATTATTAAGTCTTAATGAATCACACCATTTTGATTCAGCCCATAATTCAAATTCTTTTTCAGTTTTTATTTCCCACTCGTCAGCTTGTTCTTTTGTTATTCCAAGAGTCTTATAATCTATGTTTGATTTTAATTTAAGTCCTGATCCAATTACATTAGTTCTATTAGTCTTGATTGCTGATGTTGCAAGTGGTGCTGTCATAACAAGATTACGTGATCGCTGACGTAATATATCAAGATTCATGTCAATATCATTGATCGTATTACTACTTGAACCTCTAAATCCCTTCAAGGATTTTTTTGTTGTACTTGCTCCACCTTCCGAATAACCTGTATTAACTATTTCTCTTATTACTTGTGTTTGCATTCTAGCTTTTTCACGTCTTAAACCAACATTCGGATTCACATACCCTATTACTTTGTCTATTATATTCAATATTTCACCCCCTACTATTATAAATCTCTCAGTGTTACTCTAAAAGATCTCCTTCTAGCACCTGTCTTTTCTTTAAATTTTAATTCATCAACTGCTTTTTCTAATTCTCTAATACTTTCTCTAATCTGTGCTAAATCTGCTCTTTTTAAGCTTTTACTTCCCATTTTATACTCTTGACCACTTAAAATTGCTAATTCTGCATCATAATAAGCATTTAAACGCTCTTTTGCTTTAGATAATCGTTCATTATTAGCCATAACAACCACCTCTTAACTATATTTATATACCTCTATTAATTACTCCACGTCGTTTTTTTACTGTTTTATTAGTAGTTATAGTACCTTTTTCTCTTTGTTTTTCAAGAATTTCATAGTCTGGATTAATTATTTCAAGTGCTGCAGTAGCATAATTTCTTAAATCAAATGCTTCATTCCTAGCATTTTTATCTTTTTTAACCCATTCATATCTTCTTTTACCTTTATGATATTTAAAAATACGTTTTTCAGACGTTAAACAATCAAAATAGTATTCGTTATATCCTTTTTTTTCTTCAATTGGGAAATTACAATATCCATCTTGTTCTTCAAATTCAATTTTTAACCTAGTTATTATTTTAGCTTTACCATCATCTACACCTAAAGTAAACAATGCTGCTCTATATTTATTATTTCTAGTCGGTTTACCTGTAAATGGTATTCCAGCTCCCCCTTTACCCTTTATCGCAAATATTCCTCTATGCTCTCTAGGTTTACAAAATTTATATACTTCTGTAGCTAAATAACCTGAGTCTATACAGCAACAAAATATTAGTATCCCTTTATCATTACTATATTTAAACTCCTTAAGTAAAAATAAATCTAATTGATTCCATACCTTGTCTTGTGTAGGATCACCACGAAACTCTCTGTAACATATTCCCCATGATTTATTACCTTTCCCCCATCCTACTACTTCTATTTCAAGTCTATCATCTTGAACATCTACACCTGCAGTAAGAAGAAGTACTTCATCAGGAACCTCACAGTTATATCTTTTTCTACGTTTTAGCAAAGTATCTTTTTTTGCGACTTCACCATCTTGGTCTTCCCATGATTCACCAAGATATGTATTAACAAAAGTCTTTAGTTTTTCTTTATTCTTTTTAGCTTTTCTAAATTCATCAATAATGTTAGACCATCTTTCCCATGGTGAAGCTAAAGCATTTATATGAAATCCTCTTTTATTTGTTATATTAGCACCAGCTACCCATTTACCTTTTTGTTCCTTCCACTCAAATTCTGTAAATCTCTCTTTACAGTATTTACATTCCATAGTTGAATCTTCAAATCTTATTTGAGACCATTTCAATGGTTGATATTTACCACACATAGGACATGGTAAATACCATTCCTCTTTTGAACTTGTTTCATATTCATCTTCTATTCTGGACGAAGCTTTTTCAGTGGGTGTTGATACATAGATTTTCTTTTTATTCCAAAATGTTTTTGTTCTTTTCTCAGCAAGTGATAATGGGTCTCCTTCATCACCAGCTGATGCTGGAAATCTATCAATTTCATCAGCTAACAATATCTTTATTGGTCTACTTGATAAATTAGTAGGTGAATTAGCTCCTACTAATACAACATAACCACCAGGAAATCCTTTTTCTAATATTGTGTTATCACCATCTCGTGATTTACTATCACTCACTTTGTTACTAAGTGCTGGTGTATCTCTTAGCATTGGAGTAATTCTTTTTTTTGAAAATGATTTAGCTAATTCTACTGTAGGTAGTAAAATCATAATAGGTGATGGGTTATAAGCAATATAATAACCCAAGATATTTAATTCAATTTCTGTTTTCCCAACTTGTGAAGAACACATAGCTACAACTGTTTCAACTTCTGGATCATTAACTGCATCCATTATCTCTCTCTGATATGGTGCTCTATCTGTTCTCCATTGTCCAGGTTCAGCAGAACTTTCAGGAGATAGCTTTCTATAATTATCAGCCCACTCACTGACTGTTAATTTTGGTGGTGGTGCTAGAATCTTAGCTATTTCTCTAAATAATCTTAGTGTCTTTCTTTTTATTTTAGTTTGTTCTTTCTTCATGTTCATCACACTTCTCATTGTATTCATTATCTTCATCATCAATCTCTATGTAATCATCACTTAAAAACATCTCTGGATTGTATTCAGATAATTCATTAAGAACTTCTTCAACTTCTTTTTCGATAAATGATTGAATGATAGATATATTGTCTCTAGCAATTAATAATGGTGCTAATTTAGATGGAATACCCATTAATCTAGCTCTAAAATTAGACAACATGTTCTCCATGACATACTTTACATCTTTTGATTCATGTACCTCTCCTTTTATTTTTGCTAGATTAATCTCAGCTATTTTTCTTTTAACTCTTTCATGTAAAGCTTTTTCTAAGTCAGCATCAATGTCTTTAACACTTTCTATATCCTCAGCTTCTTGTTTGGTTTTCAAGAAAGCTATGTATTTCTGTATACTAGGATAAAGAGCATACTTCCCACGTGCTGCCTTCTCAATTACTCCTTCCTGTGAGTATTGTCTAATTCTTCTTTCACAAACACTAAGTAATTTTCCTAGAGTTTCTGATGAAACTGTTAAGGTTTCAATAATTTCTGAATCAACGTTTTTGGTACTCATAATAGATTCACCTACTTTCGGAAAAGGAAATGCCATTTTATAATTTTTTGTAACTAAAAAAACTTTGGGGTCGCCTGTACCCGCAAAGTTTTATTATTGTTAAAGTACCTATTAATTTTTAAATACTAATCATATTCATAAGATAATTGCATATTTTTTAACTGTAGGTTAACTTTATTAAGAAATTTATCATCATTATGACTAAACCTAAGTGTTGTACACGATACTGTTAATGAATAAAAAGATATTGTTTTCATAGGTTCATTTGGATTAATACAATCACCAGTAACAACCATAATATCTTGGGGATACTCTGCATAATAACTTTTAAAACTTTCAGCTATAATATGCTTATTATGTACATGGTCAGTTTCATTATCAAATACTATGTTAGAAAATAAGTCTATGGTTACATTAGGCTGTTCCTCATCTATATTTTTTTTATAATTGGTTATATTAATATTTCTAGCGATTTCTTCTACTTTGTCAATAAGATATTTAAATGCATCTATCGATTCTATCTTATCTTCATTAATTAGCTTCATTCTTCTATAACCTCTTGTTATTGGATTATCTATATTATCAATTGAGTGCTTAAGATAATTTCGCAATTCATTTCTTAATTCTTGAACACCTAGCATATCATTTTCAAAAAAAATTGTACGTTGTTCTTTAACATCAAATGGCAACACAGTTCCTTTTTCACATATTAATATTGCTGGTTTTAACGAAGCATCTCTGACAGCTAATTCATACATAACATTAGGATTTAGCGTTGTCAAATTGACAATTACCATATCTGATTCAATTAAGTGTTTTATAACTTGATTATTTATTGATCCTGATTCATGTATTTTATGCGCTACCCTAATATTACTCATATCATAACCATTATCTAATAATTCAGGAATCAGAACTGACTCTAGAACCCCTTCTGTAGATCTTCTTATATCAGTATTTTCATTTCCTATTGGGGTCACTATAAAACAACTTTTACCTTTTCTCTTGTTGTTTATTAATTTTGTATCCTTATCCAATTTTAACTCCTCCTTTTTATATAATTTTAATTCAAAAAACATTTATAATCAATACATATTATCTTTAGATTGTAATTTAATTATGGTAGTATTTGACTTATCTTGATAAAGTGTCAAACTTTCCTTTGTTTTTTCCTTCTAATATATACTTTAAATTTTATCTGTAAAGTTTGACATTTAAATATTATGTAAAACTTATAGATATAAAGAGATTTATTTCCGTATTATTACTTATTAAGAGGTCTATATTTAAACCCCTTGATTGCTTTATCCTTCATATCTTGCGTTACCCCAATATATCTTAATGTAATACTAGGATGAGAATGATTAAATATCTCTTGTAATAATACAATATCACCTGTTTGTTGATAATAATGATAACCAAAAGTTTTACGCATAGTATGACATCCCATTCCATCAATACCAAATTCATCTGCTGCATTCTTTAATATATTCCATGACTGTTGTCTGGTTATAGCTCCATATATACCTTTCTTATTTCTTTGGGTTGATTTAAAGAGATATTCATAATCCTTTTTACCTTCAATATATATATTAAATATTTTTTTAAGCTCATTGTTTATTGGAAAGTATTGTTCTTTATTGGTTTTCTTTTCCCTTAATATAAACTTATCTTTATTCTTTACATCTCTAACTTTCCATGGCAAGATATCGCTAATACGTAATGGCGCATAAATTCCTGTAGTAAAAAGAACAAAATTTCTATCTCCATTTCTACCACATTTCAAAAAATCTTGTATGCTTTTTATCATTTCAAATGACCTTATAGGCTGCATAGTATTCATATTATCAACTCTTTTTGGTATTTTAATATAACAAAAACCTTGGCAGTTTATTACCAAGGTTTTGTGAAGGGGTTAATCATGTTTCCTATTACATATATCTTAGGAGGATTTTACAATATTATAGTAACACATATTTTAGGGTTAGGAGTACCAAGTTAGTACATAAATAGTACCCAAATAGTACATAAAAAGTACACCCTAAAAATCAAAAACCTTTAACACCTAAATCAAGTTCAAATTGGATGTTTCCAGTTCCTTTATCTTCCACTTGACTAAAAAATATTGATTGCATTTTATCAATAGCATCATTCCTTATTTTAAAACATTGTGTCCTACCTATATGTACTTGTTGAATAATAGCAATCCATGATAGATTATCAATATAATATTTTTGCAGTATAATCCTTTCATCACTGTCTAATAAATTTAATGCATCATCAACATCATTAATTGTTTTTTGGAGTTTGTATATCCTATATTGTAATTCTTCATTTTTTAATACACTTGTTTCTACATCAGAATGAAATTTGTTAGTTGATTGAGTCTTCTCTTGATCATATGAAATCCCCTTAATTGTAGTATTGTCTTGTTCCAATCTATTTTTATATGCTTGTATCATCTTTTTATAGTATCTATAGTTAAATAGAATTTTTTCAAGTTTTTTTATTTGATTTAATTCTTTATCCATGTTTATTCCCCTTCTCTAAACTTAGATATTGCCCTCTTTACTAAATAGTTCTTTTGTTTTTACTGGTACCTTTGACTTTTCTTTATATACTATAATCATTCTAATCTTCGATATTTTAATACTTTAATTATCATAGGTTTTAGTTAGACATACAAAATAGTAACTTAAACTTTTATAAAGAATAACATATAGTAAATAACACTTTAAAAAGGATTGTATATATATGTATACTTCAAATAGACCTTCGGAAGATTCAACAATGTTGTGCCGTGAATATCCTCTTAGTACTATCCCATCTAATAAAAACAAATTGATAGAT